TGGCAGTCGGGTGCAGTCACGGCAACCGAGCAAACAAAGACGCGTTGGCTGCTGCGATTTTGTTCCGGGAACAGTTTCAGCCCGACGAGGTGATCCACCTAGGGGACGCCTATGACCTTGCCAGCCTTCGTGCCGGATCGCTGGCAAATCCTAACGACTCAGACCATGCCGACGACTACCTCGACGACATCGAGCAGGGCCGAGAGTTTCTCAACGCGCTTAGGCCGACGGTGTTCATTCTCGGCAACCATGACCAGCGTGCGCTCAAATACCTGCACCACCACAACACCGTGGTGCGGGGCTTTGCCGAGGCCATCTGGGACAAAATGCGTGAGCCAATCGAGCGCCATGCCCGGGTTTTTATCAAACACCACGACGTGCTGCCGCGCTCTTGGTACAACCTCGGAGGCTACAAGTGGGGGCACGGTCTGCTCTACAGCGAGAACTTCCTCAGGGACACCGCCGAGACTTGGGGCAACACCGTCGTTGCCCACGCCCACCGCGCTGGCATCGCCACTGGCCGACGTAGCGACAACCCGGTCTGCCTATCGCCCGGGACGCTGGCCGACGCTCCCTGCATGGACTACGCGCTCCGACGCCGGGGCACCCTTGCTTGGTCCCACGGCATCGTCTTTGGCGAGTACACCGAGACGACCGCGCAACTCTACCTCCACCAGTGGCCGCAGGGAGAAAAACAATGGAATCTGCCGAGCTTCTAAGACTCATTCGGGACGAGATTCAACACACAATCCAGAGCCCAACCGAGGACTGGAAAACGGTCGCTCAATGGGGGGCCGAGTGGGGACTCCAACGCGCACAAACAGCCCGGATGTTGAGCATTGCCGTTCGGGCCGGCATCATGGAACACAAGCGATTCCGCCTTTCCATGCCCATGCGCCATTCTTACCCGGTGCCCCATTACCGCAAAAAAGTTAATCCATGATCTACCAAGCCAGACACAACGCCGCCGTCCACGTCGAAATGATTGCAGAAGCCGAACTTCGCATCGGTGAGACCAAGCGACAGGTCATCGTCTACACCCGCAACGGCCGAAACTACGTCCGACCCAAGGCTGAATTTTACGACAAGTTTTCGCTGGTAGTTCCTGAGAAATCAAAGTAACTGTCAGCAGTCGCCGAAAGGTGACGAACGGGTGTAGCAGCCCAAAGCAGAGATGAACAACATCACCGAACCTCCAATCCAGCCAATGCCGGCGGGTTTCCCTGAAACGCAACGTTCAGGGCTGCACCCACTGCTACCCGGTGTTGGTTGGATTGGGGCTTCATTAACCACATGAGCAACCTCTACGTCCGACTCCATTCGTCGTTCTGGACGCATCGAAAAACTCTCCAACTCAGGCGAAAGCTTGGAGACGCAGCGTTCTGGATTCCTCCAAGACTTTGGTCTTTTGCAGCCGAAAACGCACCCGACGGAGACCTGAGCAACTATCAAGCAGAGGACTTAGCAATGCTTGTGCAATACTCGGGCAATGCTCAAGAAATGCTCCAAGCATTAAACGATGCCGGGTTTCTTGAAAATGGCATTATCCGAAATTGGGAGGATCGAAATGCCTTCCACGTTACCAACCACGACCGAGCCAAAAAAGCGGCAGAAGCTCGTTGGGCAAAGCGAAATGAAAAGCTCTTAGAGAAGAAAGAAAGAGATAAGGACAAGGACAAGGAAAAGGAAAGTAAGCAAGCACAGTCCAAGCATTGCTTGGATGATGCTCCAAGCATAGAGGTTGAAACCTTCAAACTCCGCATCGGGTCATGGTTCGGCCGAAGACCGACCACCAACTGGTCCACAAAGGAATTGAGGGCGCTCAAAGACGTTCTGGCTCTGGACACTGCTCCCGAGGACATCGACGCCTTAGAAGTCCGCTACAACTCCGGCAACCCATACCTCCGCAAAGATCCCGTCACACTGCTCAACAACTGGAATACCGAAATCGACCGCGCCAAACAACCCGCCACCCAAACCGACTCCGCAAATGCAAACGACCCAATCGCTCGACGCAACGCTGCACTTGGTGACATCGCAACTCACTCAGCAGAGGCAACCAGACGCTCCCGAGAGATCGACCGGCTCAACGACCTCCGCTACGAGCAAACTGGGAAAACTCCTTTTGACCCGTGACTCGGAGTTATTCCGGGCCAAGGTCATCGGGCTCAACGAATCGAGCCCATTGCCCAAGCGCCTCTCTCGGTACGTCGAAGCTTGGATCAAGGCCGCGGCAATGAATCGACGGGAGAACGGAACGTGGATGGTCATTTCTGGGCCTCCAGGAGTCGGTAAGAGCCACGCGCTCAAGGCCGCGGTGACGTTTCTAGCAAATCACTCGGTGGGCGTTTACGGTGAGTTCTGGCAGCGACCTCCGTCTGTGGTTTGGGCCGCATGGTCTCGGATCATTGAACTCGACGAAGACGAATGGACAGACTGGCTCTACGACCTCCGCAGGGCTCAGATGGTAATCCTCGACGACGTTGGTTCAGAGGTTGACCGATTTAAATCCGGGGCACCGGCTGAACGACTTAGAGTTGCCCTAGAGACCTGCGAAAACCGTTTCTTGCTGGTATCGACCAACATTCAATCTGCTCAATGGGCATCAAACTTTGACGAACGGGTCAAAAGCCGACTCCACAGGGCCGCGGTACTCGACATGACCGGGGCAGAGGATTACCGACCGAACAAAAAACCAGAAAACCAACACTGAAAACCACATGATTATTGCAAAAATAGACGTCACCAAACTCGACAAGGGCCACTTTTTTAAGGGGGCAAAAGGGATTTACGCCGACCTTGTCTTGATCCCAAACAAGCAGGGCGTTGACCAGTACGGCAACGACGGGTTCGTAAGCCAAGGCACGTCCAAGGAAGCCCGGGAGAAGGGCGAGAAGGGCGTTATTGTCGGCAACTACAAGAAGATCAATCGAGGCTCAGACGCAAAGCCCGAGCCAAAGCCGACCGCTAAGGTGCAGCCAGATTTTGACAACCAAGACGACGTTCCCTTTTGACCTATGCGAAACAAATACTATCTGACCAACAAGGTTCAGCCCGGTGAGATCAAGCCCGGGTTTGCCGACGCAGCCAAGGCCCTAGCCGAGGCCGACGACCTAGTGGCCTATGGGTTACGACGTGGCCTTATGTCCTACCCGCATGGCACCCAGTTCGACGCCACTGGCCGACCTATCCCGAAGCTCCAGGCAACCCGGGCGACATATACCAAGCCAATCGAAAGCTATTCATGCCTCAGAGCCTACTTGATGCGGGACAACGGATCGACCCACGCCGAGATTGCAAGGGCCGTTCAATCCTCAATCGTCAAGGTTCCGGCAATAATTGCCCACGGTAAGACGCTCTGGCTTGCCCAAAAGGCCGCCGTGACTACCGGCAAGGGTAAGGAGACCAAAGAGCAATCAAAACGCGCCAGCGGGGCGGCAGCGAACGCGGCGGGGCATCCAAGAGCAGGCACCTCCCCCCGGATGGGAACCCTCCCGGCAAAAACCTTGCACGCAGGGGCCAAAGCAGACCGATGAGCCGCCGAGCGTAAACTTTCCTAAACTCTGTAAACTCCCATGACAACCGCCGCCAAATATGTTGCCCTCAACATCGGTCACCACCTCATCAAATGGGCAGTTTCACGCATTCGAGCTAAGGCCATGACGCCGGAACAATTCGCTCTCCAGCATTCTCCGAACGCCAAGCCGAACGCTCCGGTGCTGCGGACCATTGCCGTGGGCATCCGGGACATCATGCAAGAAAAGCCCGAGAACCTACCCGAGACGCTGCGATGACTCAGACCGATTACGTCAACCACAGCGGTCTGACCAAGGGCCGGGTCTCCCAGCTTGTGAAGGCCGGGATGCCGTTGACCTCGCCCGAGGCCGCGGACTCTTGGCGGGGCATGGGTGCTCAGAAGCGCCCGGGGATCATCCCGAAATCTGCTTCGGGATCATCCGTTGAACCGGGACCGTACCGACCGCCCGAGGCCCAGGCACCCACTGACCCATCGTTGATCTCCGCGGACACACCAGCGGGCTCCTACGAACGGCAAAAAGGCATCGAAAAAGCTGCCTACGCCTTGTCAGTGCGGGCGCTTAAGGCAGGGCAACCGGACGCCGGCCGACTGGTTCAGATCCACAACAGCGCAGCCCGCAACCTAACCGCCGCCCGGGAGGAAGTGCTAACGTTATCCGAAAGGGAACGAACGCTCGTCTCCGGTGACTGGGTCCGAAAGGTCATGCAGGAACACGACGGAGCGGTCGCCACCTTGCTGCGATCAATGCCCAAGCAACTCGCCGGCCGGATCGCGCCGCACGACCCCGAACACGCCGAGAAGGAATTGGACCGCTGGGTTCAGGAAGTCGCCCTCGCCACTCTACAACAAACCGACCCATGGAAATAAAGAAACACCAACCAACGATTGAGCAGATCAAGGTCGATGACCTGATTCCCTACGCAACCAACAGCAGAACGCATTCAGCCGAACAGGTCGCCCAAATTGCTGCCTCCATGGTGGAGTTTGGATGGACCAACCCGGTTCTCATCGACACCCGCGGGACTATTGTCGCCGGCCACGGCCGAGTCATGGCTGCGCGCAAGCTCGGCATGGAGACAGTGCCGTGCATTCGACTTGGCCACCTGTCGCCCGGTCAGGTTCGCGCCTACGTTATCGCTGACAATAAGCTGGCAATGAATGCCGGATGGGACGAGGAGATGCTTAAGGTAGAGTTGGACATCCTCAAAGAAGACGGATTCAATTTGTCTCTTACAGGATTTTCAAACGATGAACTTCAAGAAATTTTGGACAGTGGAGGACATGAAAATGGGCTCAGCGATAATTACACACACAAAATTGATGCTCCAATCTACACTCC